ACGGTTATTGTCATGTATCAGATTGCTAACTAACAACTAGGGCGGAGGGATAAGTACAAGTTTGTAATACCAAATAACTAACTATAATAGTTAGATCGGAGGAATAAATGGTAGACAGACGCGAATTTATCAAAACATCAGCAGCCCTTGGTGCTAGTATCACTATCGGTTCTCATTGGCAGAACGTTTGGGGATTTTCACAAAGCCCTGGACTAACTAAGTTTATTGCACCACTGCGTGACGTCACGGCAGGAAATGTACCTATTGCGGCGAGCGACGGTGTATCAGCTCTTGGAGCACAGCATTATTCGCTCACTTTAGAGCAATTTTCGGATCAGTTACATCCTAATCTGCCTAACCCGACGAAATTGTTTGGTTATCGAGCCAGTAACATTGCTTCAGGATCGAACAAACATCTTGGTAGTATTATTGTCGCCAATCGTGGAACTGCGGTTCAAATCACAGCTACTAACAATCTACCATCAAATCACATTATTCCAGTAGACCGTACTATTATGGGAGCGGGTGGCCCACCCGGAGAACCCGATAATCGCGCCACTATCCATTTACATGGTGGACTGGTACCTTGGGTAAGTGACGGCGGACCACATTCGTGGTTTGATCCAACTGGACTCTATGGAACTAGCGCGGGCGCTGGTGGATCTTCGTATAAGTCAATCAATCCTTTACTAGCACCCGGTCAAGCTGAATATTATTATCCTAATAAGCAGGGTGCCCGAATGATGTGGTATCATGATCATGCGATTGGTATTACACGTATCAATGCTTATGCAGGATTAGCTACAGCATACGTGATCACCGACCCATATGAATCTTCATTGACAGCGGCACCTTTCAATGTTCCTGGTCCACTTGACTCGAGGACAAAGTATCTCGTATTTCAGGATAAGGTTTTCGTTGACACCGTTTCAGCGATGGCGACCAAGGATCCAACATGGTATTCAACAATGGCTAATCAGGGAATCAGTTCTCGAGCAGGTGACCTGTGGTATCCTCATGTGTATGACCCGGCGCGATGGATGGTAGGTGCCGGTCCCCCATTGCCACTGCCACTACCAACACTATCATGTATTCCGGAATTTTTCGGTGATACAATATTAGTCAACGGCACCGTCGCTCCATACCTTGAAGTTGAACCGCGCCAGTATCGGTTCCGCATGTTGAATGCTTGTAACGCTCGTTTCCTCAATCCACGTTTAGTATATGCGCAAGGCGCAACCGGAGTAGCTTCGACCGAAGCAAGCAAGAATTCCGCAGGTCCTGCATTTATCCAAATTGGAACCGAAGGAGGCTTCTTACCAGCACCTGTTATGTTGAACGGTCCTAGGCAACCATTGCTTCTTGTTGCACCGGGAGAACGTGCTGATTTGATAGTCGATTTTAGTCTAGTTCCTGCCGGATCAGTTCTGATCCTGTATAGCGATGCACAAGCACCATTCCCGAAGGGTAGTGCGCTCAATGATTATGATCCAAATAATCCTAAGACACCTAGTGCGATTCCTGGTTCTACGCCAGCCACGCGCACACTGTTGCAGATTAGAATAAAGGCACGTGTTGGTGCGGCAAACCCGTTAATCACATTGCCTGCAACAGGAATGCAAAATCCTCTCGATGGTCCATTCCTGGTCACTCAGGTGCCTGGTGTGCCTAACGCACTACCAGCAGGCATTCCAGTTCGTCGCTTGACTTTGAATGAGGCGTTTGATACTTATGGTCGTCTAATCCAGATGCTTGGTACAGATGCAGCACCAGTCCCACCAGTGGGTAAGGCAGCGCCAGCATTTGGTCGTGCTTACGACGCGGCGTCGACAGAAAACATCGTTGCCGGCGCTACAGAGGTTTGGGAAATTGTGAACCTCACTGCTGATACTCACCCGATGCATTTCCATTTAGTAAATGTGCAGGTTCTTTCGAGGCAAGCATTCAGTACTAAGCAATATGTGGGCGGCATTCCGAACTACCAGGGCCCGCTGATAGCACCAGATCTAAATGAGCTTGGTTGGAAAGAGACAGTGCGAATGAATCCGGGTGAAGTCACAAGGGTAATCATGAAGTTCGATCTTCCAGCTGCTATGCCATTCACAGTGCCACCTAGCCCACGTACCGGCGGTAATGAGTATGTATGGCATTGCCACATTTTGGAGCACGAAGAGCATGATATGATGCGGCCATTGATAGTTACTTGATATTGATCGGTCTCGGAAAACCCCGGAAGTTCCGGGGTTTTTGTTGGCTCCTATTTTTAAGTATATAGATAAATATTCATATATGGAGTTCAATCGTGGCAATGAGAGACACTAAGTGGTATCAGACAGTCTGGTTACCTTTCGCGGCAGCGACATATATAATAATATGCCTATTTGATTTTATTGTTATGCCCGTTTATGTGGCTGCGCATAACAGCAGAATTGAGGCCAGAGTATTTGAAGAACTAAACGGTAAAGATGTGGCAACTTTTGCTACCACCATGGCTCAAACTGCTCAAGCAACAAGACAGTGGAATCCACTCACACTAATGGGCGCAGGTATGTTTCATTTAGCATTTGGTGCATTGCTAACAGGTGGTGCGGTAACACGCGGACTTGCGAGAAGATCGGAAGTCGAGGGATATTACAAATATGGCGCGGCTGGATACGATCAAAATAGCGACGAAGGTGAAGAGTATAGTGGTGGTAGATATGGCAGCAGTGATAGATATGGTGGTAATCGTCCATATAAGCCTAATACACCGGGAACATACAACGGAAATAGAAATCAGAGAGAAGGATCTGATGGACCATCACCTAAAACAGATAGATTAGAGGATGGCATTAAATAAGTCGTAAAAATGTGCGGTCGCAGCATAAGAATGATAAATATATTTACACTACAACTGTGCTCACGGTGAGGCAGTTTAATATAGTGGCCATTATGGCGCTTAAGGAGATTATATGTTCACATCACTACCAAAAACCCCACAAGAATTTTTAGATTTATCAACTGAATACTTTTCAGCTCTTCCAAAGACCATGGACGAAGTAACAGCAGTAGCAGGTAAGGTAAAGACTGTACTCGAAATTGAAACTGCGAACGCACAATCAGTTATTGCAGCATATCAAAAGGCAGCAAAAGGCGATGCATCAATAAACGATATTGCTCTTGCTAATAAGAAGGCACAAGAATTGATGGTAACCGCACGCTTTGCAGCCATCCTTGCAATGCCAGGTTCGATCTTTATTCTGCCTGCGATCGCTAAAGCAGCAAAAAACTTCAGCGTTGAGTTATATCCAGCATCTGTCAAGGAGGAATTTAGTCTATAAAGACTAACTTCCAATACAGGGGCCTTCGGGCCCTTTGTTTTTGATAAATATACGAAATGGGGTATGCTAAATGCTTATAGATACTAGTAGTTCTGTCTTACAAAATATAAAAGTAACAAAAATTCTCGATTGCACTATCGCAGGCCCAACTGTAAATCAATATACAACCACTGTTATAGCACCTAGTTTTGTCGGTACAGGAGCACTTGGTTTAGGCAAATATGTCGGTATAGGATTTGATAATGGAGGACTTTATCCAGCTTCTACTTATTATACATATAATGGTATAACGTGGTATGCAACTGCCGCAGGTGTAAATGCAGAATATAGGATCTGTGCATTTGGCAATAATAGGTTTGTTGCAGTAGCAGGAAATAGCTTTTCTTCGAATAAAAATGCTGTATCTTTAGATGGCATAAACTGGACGCATTATTCTAATATGCCATCATCGGCGTTTTGGTATGGTCTTGGATTTGGTGCCGGCAAATTTGTTGCTGGGAAATTTGCTTCTTCTGCCTTAGCAAGTAGTACAACTGGTATTACCTGGACAGCATATGCTACCACATTACCTGGCGTAGATGCAATAGCCTATGGTAACGGAGTATGGATGTCTTCATATAGATTTGCAGCCACTATATATAGGTCTTTAGATGCAATAGCATGGGCGCCCGTGGCACCAAATCTGCCTGCTGATTCTATAGCATTCAGTAATGGCTTATTTTTTACCAGGATGTTTTCAACAACAACAAATCAATATAATACATCGCCCGATGGGCTAATTTGGACCCCAAGATTATTCCCTGCAGTGGGTTATTGGCAGATACCACAGTGGAATGGTGTTATATGGGTAGTATGGGGAATAATAGGCGGTGTAGGAAAATTCTATTGGTCTCCAGACCTCACTACGTGGAATATATTATCACCCACAACAACAAATTCAAATTTGGCTGCTTATGTAATGGGCTTAGGAAGACTTGTGTTGTATCAGGGTATTATTGGAAAGAGCTTTACAGTTACCTGTTGAGATTTTGATAAATACATAATGCGTATAGTTGAAATTTTACTTCCAAAAGGAACTTCTGATAGGAGTCTCTCACCACAAACAATTCGTAAGATTGACGCATTACAACAGCGTATGGATCAGTATGTTGATAAAATTATGAATCCTGGTACATCCGGCGCTGGCAAAGAATTTCTAAAATCTAAACTACGTGATGATTATTATGAGCTAAAAGGACTCATCAAACCTGTTCATAGAGTAGCAGAAGCAGTCCACAAACTTCCGTTGTCGCACGATGATTTTGAAGTTGTTATCGAAGTAATGAAAAAACCTATTCCGGCAGCTATTGCTCCTATATATCTGTCTGAAATTATTGAAGATGATGAATTGAATGACCAAATAAAATCTATTGAAGATACAGACCCCAGTAGAGATATTAGGCCACTTATAGCAGAATGGTTCAATAGGGTCATGCCAGACCAAATGTATCGTTTTACAGGTGACCATCAATCTGACCATCAAAAGAAAGGTGTACTTTCTCCCATACACGGCTACGATCCTAAGATGTATAAAGGTACCAACGATCCTATTACAGGCAACGCATTTGGCTTCCGCTGAAATATTCTACGTTTATGCCTATCTGCAAAAAGATGGTCTACCTTATTACATAGGAAAAGGCAGAGGGAAAAGGGCGTGGGATAAGTATCATAGAATACAACTTCCAGAAGATAAAAGATTAGTCATAATATTAGAAAATAATCTGACAGAGACAGGCGCGCTCGCTATCGAGCGCAGAATGATTAGATGGTATGGTCGGAAAGATTTAGGTACAGGTATACTCGATAATCAGACCGATGGTGGAGATGGATCTACTGGTGCGAAAAGATCCGAACAATGGAAATTATATCGAACTAAGAGGTTTAAAGGCAAACCGTTATCGGAAGTCCATCGAAAGAAACTCAGTGAATCTCATCTGGGAAATATTCCTTCCAATAAAGGAATACCGGCATCCGAAGTGTCAAAAGAAAAGAATCGATTAGCTCATTTAGGTGTATCTCATTCTGAAGTATCAAAAGAAAAACGTAGTAAGCGAATGTCGGGTGAAGGAAATCATATGTTTGGGAAAACATTATCGGAAGAACATTGTCTAAAGAAGAGTATAGCAATGAAGGCTTATTATGAGCGAAAAAGATTAGAACAGAGAAATCCTTGACTTTCATAAACTTCGCTGTTATACTTACTGCAACGGTAAGTAAAACACTAAAGTTCAAGGAGTAAAATGGCTAAATTATCACCCGAAAATATTTCACGACTAAAACAATTGGTCGCCGATGGAGTTCAGGTATTGCAGGAATGTGAAGACCTGAAGGCAGGATTAAGCGATACGGTTAAGGCTATTGCTGAAGAACTTGAAGTTAAGCCTGCTCAATTAAACAAACTTATCAAGATCTGCCAGAAAGGCACAATGAACGATCAGCGTGAAGCTATGGAAGAATTAGAAGACTTATACAAGGCCGGGGGTATCGGTTAATGTATGTAGATGCCCTGCTTAAACGCGGCGGCGATAGTGAAGTAATTAGAGTAGTAGAAAGAGTTAACGGTAAACGAGTTTACCGTGAATTTCAGCCTGATTATCATTTCTTTATCAACGACCCAACTGGTACATATAAATCAATCTATGGTCATTCGGTAAAGAAAGTAACGCCAAAATCCTATGCTGAAAAACAAAAAATAGTTAAGAATATCTCCCATAATGTTAAAAAATGGGAAACAGATATAGATCCTATTTTTCGTTGTCTAGAACACAATTATCAACACGCCGAAGTTCCTGTTCTTAACGTAGCTTTTTTCGATATTGAAACTAGCTTTGATAAAGAGCTTGGGTGGTCAGAAGCCGGGGACGCTAACAATTCCATTACATCTATATCAGTTCATCTCCAATGGTTAGAAGAAATTATATGCCTTGCTGTTCCTCCTGAAACATTATCTTGGGAAGAAGCACAAGATATTGCAGATGAGGTTGGCAATGTAGTTTTATTCAAGACCGAAGGCGAAATGCTACAAGCATTTATGGCCGTTATTGAAGATGCAGATATTATTAGTGGCTGGAATAGTGAAGCATATGATATTCCATATCTAGTAAACAGAATAAAAAGAGTTCTTGGAAAACAGGAAGCGAGAAAATTATGTCTGTGGGATCAACAACCTAAGGTTCGTGAATTTGAACGTGGCGGAAAGGTGCAGCCAACATATGACTTGGTAGGTCGTGTACACGTAGATTACATGCAAATCTATAAGAAATATAACTACGAAGAACGTCACAGCTATGCACTTAATGCAATTGCAGAATCTGAATTGGGTGATCATAAAATTCAATATGAAGGTACATTAGACGAATTGTATAACGATGACTTTAAGAAGTTTCTAGAATACAATATCCAAGATACACGACTACTAGACCGACTTGATAAGAAACTACAATTCATTGATCTTGCTAGTAGTATTGCACACGGTAATTGTGTATTGATTCAAACAACAATGGGTGTGGTTGCGGTTACCGATCAGGCTGTTGTAGTTGAAGCGCATAGCAGAGGAATGGTTTGTCCAAATAAGAAACACGACCTAGATGATACAGCGTCAAGGGCTGCTGGTGGTTGGGTGGCAACACCTAAGAAGGGTTTTCATAGATGGATAGGATCAACTGATATGAAATCTCTGTATCCATCTGCTATCAGAACATGGAACATGAGTCCAGAAACTATTGTTGGACAAATTAGACTCGATAGGACAAATCAAGCAATTTCAGATTGGATAGCAAAAGGTTCAAAGTTTACATTCGCCTCATGGTGGAATGACAGATTCAATGTATTAGAAATGGATGATTTCTATAATGAAGATATTGCCAATAAGTTAATACTTGATATGGAGGATGGTTCCGAATATGAAGTAACTGGTAAGGAATTGCATGATCTCATCTTTGAAGGTGGACAGCCATGGTGTATTAGTGCAAATGGTACAATTTTCAAAACAGATATAGATGGTGTAATTCCAAGTCTACTCACTCGTTGGTACAGTGAACGTAAAGTGATGCAAGGCATCATGGCTAACTATCAGGATCTTGAGGACAATGCAGGGATAGATGGCATAAAGGTACCCGCAAATTTGTTCACAAATGACGATATTAGCGATGCCGAACCAAAGGCCAGTCCCTACTTAGACACTGAGGCATACAAGCCTAAAAAATTAAAGGAACTTATTGCTGAAGGTCATAAGAAGCGTGTAGTTCAATACATGAATTCACACAATTTAATGATAAAGGGTGATAAGGTAATTTATAGGGAACAGAAAGATCTAAAACGCATTATTGGATTCTGGGACAAGCGTCAGTTGGTAAAGAAGATTAACTTGAATTCTGCCTATGGCGCTTTATTGAATGCCGGCAGTAGATTTTTCGATCAGCGCCTGGGACAATCTACCACATTATCTGGCAGAACTATTACTAAACATATGGCTGCGAAAACGAATGAGATGATGACTGGTGAATATGATCACTATGGCATGGCAATTGTGTACGGAGACACAGACTCGTGCTATTTCTCTGCATATCCAATTCTCAAAGATGAAATCAGCAAGGGTGAAATTATTTGGACCAAGGAAAGTATTGTTGAACTCTATAATGATTTGGCTAAAGCAGTCTCTGCCACATTTCCAGAATTTTTACTCAAGAATTTGAATGTCCCTATTAAGCGTTCAACTGGTGTAATTGCGAGTTCACGTGAAACAGTTTCTGAGACAGGTATTTGGATAGTTAAGAAACGTTATGCTTGCTTAATGTATGATAAGGATGGCTACAGATTAGATACAGGTGGTAAGCCCGGTAAAGTTAAGGCAATGGGTCTTGATTTGAAACGTGCAGATACTCCCAAATTTGTGCAAGAATTTTTATCAGAAATTCTCATGGATACATTGATGGACAAGGGTGAGAATACTGTGATTGAAAAGATTCGTATCTTCAAGGAAAAATTTGAAGACATGAAGCCTTGGCAACAAGGCACACCACGAGCAGTTAATAAACTATCTCACTATAGAGAAAAACTTGAAGATGCTGGTCGAAAAAAGCTAAATGGTATTGAAGTTGGAAATCTACATGTGCCAGGGCATGTAACTGCAAGCCTTGCATGGAATAACTTAAAAGAGATACATAGGGATCAACACGCAATGCGTATCGTTGATGGACAAAAAGTTATCATTTGTAAGCTAAAAGATACATCGGAGAATAGACTCACAAGTATTGCATATCCTGTAGATGAAGTTCATTTACCAGAGTGGTTCTTATCTCTACCGTTTGATAGCGATGATATGATGGCAGGTATTGTAGACCAAAAGGTAAAAAATCTATTAGGTGTTTTGAATTGGGATCTAAGTAGAACCAATAAAGAACGCGCACATCTTGAGACATTGTTTGACTTCAGTTCATTCTGAAATGTTTGACATTTGTTATTGAACACTATATACTCTTACAAAGGGAGATTCATTATGAAATTAGATCAATTTAGGGATATCGTAAAGCACACACATTCGTTGGGCTTTATTGACATGGTAAAGCTTATTGGTACCGCTACCGATGCTAAAATCGAAGCAATCGATGCAGATAAGACTGTTGTGGTTTACGGAGAAATGTATCAACCTGTTAAAGACATTGAAGTAACAGTTGGTCTATCGCGTCTGGCACAACTGAAGGGCTTTATTGACCTACATGAAAAGTCAACTGTAACAATAACGAGTGAAGTCCGTGGAACAGTTTCCGCCCCAACAGAACTCAAATTTGATGATGGTGCTGGAGATGTTGCTATCTATCGTTTCATGAGTGAGTCTATGGCAAATGAACAAATTAAAGTTCCGCCATTTAAGGGTGCAACATGGAATGTAACTATTAATCCAGAAAAGGCAAGAATTGACAGACTTAATAGTTATCAGGGCATCCTTGGTGGTTTTGAAAAGCGTTTTATTGTATCCACAGATAAAGATGTATTGAATTTCTCTATTGGTACTGGACCAACAGATAGGTCTACTGTTCCGTTTGCCAAAGGTATCACTGGTGTATTGAAACACCAATGGTCGTGGCCACTAACACAAGTATTGAGTATTCTAAAACTCAATGATAATGAAGATGTTATAATGCATTTTTCAGATATGGGCGCATTGAAGATTGACATCGATAGTAGTATTGGAAAATATTCGTATATTCTACCTGCTGGCAAGGCATAAGACCTAAATACAGTATGGCACAAAACAAAGTAAATTTCACAGAACGACATGATGCGGGCGGCTGGGCAAAATATCTCCCAGCCATTAGTGGTTTCTACACAACTCACTTAGGCAAGGATCTATTAGATAAAGAATTTATTCCCGAAGAGCGTGTACCAGAAAAATTTGAATTAGGTATACAGGGGTTAGACTTTCTAAAAGACCCTGACGAAGCATATTTTAGTTACAAGTATGGATTATATTCTGCAGGTCATGCTGATAGAAATTTAGAAAGATGCGATGAGAGGGAGCCTATGATCCATAAGCGTAATCGTGAGAATACTATTATGGTCGGCGATTCCGGTGGATTTCAGATTGCTACAGGTGTTATCAAACTCGATTGGGCAAATATAAAAGGTGCTGACGGCGACAAGCTTAGAAAAGAAATTCTACGATATCTAGAACATACGTCGGATTGGTCTATGACATTAGATGTTCCACCGTTTGCCGCAGTAGGCGCGCTAAGTGAAAAGACTGGCCTTACAACTTTCGAAGAAACATTAGATATTACTATTCATAATCTCAATTATTTTATGAAGCATAGAGTTCCTGGAGCAACTAAATTTCTAAATGTGTTAAGTGGAAGTTCACGAGACAATTCTAAGAGATGGTTTGAAGCTGCTATTCCATACAGTATTCCGGAGGCTGTGGAAGCAATGGGATATTCAGCTGATAGAACATTTGAGGGTTATGCTTTCGCTGGTATTAATATGAGAGACATGACATGCGTCCTTGACAGATTACTAGATCTTATTGAATTGGGTGCGTTAACAGATAAAGATTGGATTCACTTCTTGGGTATTGGTAGACTTGATTGGTCTTGTTATCTAACCACTATCGAAAGAACATTAAAAGAACATTATAATCCAAATATTAATATTAGTTTTGATGCGGCATCACCGTTCGTTGCTGCTGGTGGATATGCGTTGAGTTATGATTATAATCATTTCACCCCGCAGAAATTAACATATGCTATGGGTCGAGGATTAGATAATAGAGCATTAAAGGGATCGAAATTGGCAATGCCTTTTCAGGGTCCAATCATGGAAAGATTAACAGCCGGCGATATTTGTGTTATGGGTCCTGGAGATAAAAATAAGCATAAAAAGATCGGCAAGACAAGTTGGGATACAACTTCTTATGCATTAGTTATGGCACATAATGTTTATAATCACATCCAAGCAGTTCAAGAAGTAAATAGACTCGCCGATATTGAAGATATTAAGGGATATGCCTATAAAGATCTTGCGACACTCGAACACAAGAGTTCGAAAATGATAGGTGAGCATATTCCAATTATTATTCCACTGGTTAGGGATCTAATCCGAGTTGTGCTTGATCCACAAACAGAGAATCCTAGGCAGATACTCAGCGACTATGATAGATATCTATTTGAAATTAGTTTCAAAGAGAATAAGCATTCGAATATGGCAGAGTTAATGAATCGTCATGATAATGATTATAATATCAAAGATGATGAGGCTTCTATTAAAGAAAATGAATGAACAGTTACAGAGACAGTTATCCAGTTTAGAAAATCTTATAGCCATACAGAGGGATTGTGTAGTGACAGGTGATCCTGGTATGGACTATATGCATGGGATGTTGAATGGGCTTATATGTGCCCGTTCAGTGATTTCAGAGACTCCTCCCGATTATCATTCTGAACCACGTAGGGCTAGAAAGAAAAATAGAAAAGTAAGACATAAAAGTTTAAGAAATGACCAAAAAATATCGCATAGATGATATAAAACCATCTGAATTATTTTTAGATTCACTATCTGGATATGGCATAGGATCAACTGAATTGACATGTGGTTATTGTGGTAGACTACATTTATGCCCGGATGCTGAATATTATTCAGCAGGTGGAAATGCTGAAGAGGGCGATCCTCATAGATTATACTGCCAAGAAGAATATGAAAAAAATACCGAAGGTGTTGTATTACATTATAATTGTGACGGGGTGTCGGGACACGAAATGAATGGCATCTTGTTTGTTATTACCTGCCCGTGTAATGGATTAGGGAAATATGAAAATTTTATATGGGATTCTAAGGATACTATTCGTAACTATCTAAAAGTTCGAATTGAACAAGAACATAGATGGGCTGATGAACAATTGACACTAAACAAACTTGCAGGAATATAATGAAAACTAAAGATTTCAAATCGGTGAAAGAAGCCAAGGGCGTAGCGATAGCACAGTTAGAATTTTATAATGAAATGATGGCTGCGAAAGATATGATAGCATCTAATAAAGGAAATGAAATGAGTAAGAAAAAACTATTTGTTGTAGATACTATTTCTACATTTAAACAGCGTTATGTTATTGAGGCCGAATCGTTGGAACATGCTTACGATGAAGTGACTATGCGCGACTCAGGCAGCGAGGATGATAATTTCGAGGAATTTAGTCAGAAATGGTTAGGTGAAACTATTATTGACGGGCGGGAAATTAAGAGAAAACACTTTGATGGTATGTTGAAGGATCTCGAAAAAACAGGAGAGGGTTCGCATTGGATGGGAGAAGATTTAATCCGCAAGATTGACTATGACAGATAAGATACCTGAACACGTAGACATACTAGGACAGCCACTAAAGGAAGGAAGTTATGTTGCAGTTTCTCAATCTAATATAATGTATGTTTGCCAAATAAAGAAAGTTACACCTAAACAAATAAGGGTCTGCCCAATTAAGGGACGTTACAGCCCAGAGTGGGCAGGGTGGCTAAAATACCCCAGTGATTCAGTTTTGTTATCGGGACCAGATGTATTAGTATACATACTAAAAAATTCAGGGAGTTAAGATGAGAAAATTATTTTATATGGGCCTCGAGTCTTACGAAGCACGTTATACTTTACAATTACAAGATTGGAATGAACGTGTATTTAAGCTACGTGGTATTGATTATGAACTTATCACAGGCCAGGAACTTACTACCGATAAAAAAATTGTAACAGGTAGTGTACTTGATGCACATGGTCGAACCTATTATAGTCTTAGTCAGACAATGAACCTTATCAAACTAATGAAAGAAGGCAAGGTTACAAACGAAGATGTTATCTTCTATGAAGATATGTATACACCGGGCATAGAAAGCCTGCCCTACATACTTGAACAGGTACCTGCTGCATTCAGACCAAAAGTTTATGTTCGTTGTTTGGCACAAAGTATTGATCCGGATGATTTTGTCAATCGCGAAGGCATGGCACATTGGATGCGTAAGTTTGAACAGATGGTGGATGAATTTGTCGACGGTATCCTTGTGGCGAGCGAAGAAATGGTAGCACATTTACGTATTGCAGGTATGAAGGCCCCAATCTATGTTACTGGTTTACCTTTTGGTAAGGATGAAGTTAGGAGCAGAATCCCTGCAGGAAAACCTATATTGGATAGAACTTTGCGTGTAGGTTTTGCCGCACGTTGGGATGATGAGAAACAGCCAGACTTTTATATGGATTTGGCTGAGCTTATGTATGAGACACATCCGAAAATTGAATTTGCTGTATTCTGTGGTCATCCAGAATTGAAGAGTAATAATCCACGCTATGTAGAAAGAGCCAGAAAACTTGAGTATTCTGGTAACTTTGCTAACTTTAAGGTATATACTGGCCTAAAGAAGAATGATTACTATACTTTATTGGCAGATTCTGTCGTTTTATTTAATTGCGCACTTCAAGACTGGGTAAGTAATACAGTTAGTGAGGCCGATACATTCGGTACTCTTACTTTATATCCAGCATATCGAAGTTTTCCAGAGGTGTTTGCTAATAACGAAAAGAATATGTATATTCCATGGAGCATAAGAGATGCTGCTGATAGATTAGCATTGATGTTTGCCAATCCAGAAGAATATGAAACTGGCGCAGTAAGTGATTGGCAGAATGGAACCATTGATCGAACACTTGACATCCTTGAAGGCAGTGGCCAACAGTGGGCTAGAAATGGTAACGATTACAGAAAATATATAACAAAGGCTAAATTTTAATATGAAAAGATATGTATTTCAAATCATCATAGAAGAAGGTAATGACGAATTCTGGGAAGAGGCTGAACAAGATCCAGGGAAGGCCGCCAGTGACCTGCATACTATGATTACCGAATGTCTTGATAGCACGGGATTATCTGATGCCGACGTTAGACTAATAGAATATTCAGACAAATAAAGGAATAATATGAATAGAGATGGACATAATAATGCAGCATTTTTTATAGGGCCCGAAGTAGAACATACGCCGGCCTTTTCGAAGAAGACGTTATTCGTAGTTGGCAAACAAGATGTCGCCACGATTGAAAAATTAGCAAGAGAGCATAGGGCACCACATATATTTATGGGTGCCAATCATTCGTTTGTTGCGGTGGGACCAGCTGATATGTATTGGGATGAAACAATTACAGCATTGTTAGATAAGGGCTTTTGGATCACACTCGATTACGAAGCGCATAAACACGAAGTTGTTTTGAAGATGTTAAATCCTGGAATTTGGCAATCACGTTTGTTTATTCCGCTATTGAGTGTAAGAATTCCGAATATACAAACCTCAAGCATTAATTTAACAATCAAGATTGATGATATTGATTTCAAGGCAACCAATGCAGGTGTATGGTGTCTAAACCATCACGAAATCACCGATAGCAATCGCTTTACGGATTGGCAGGATTATGGAACTGATGTTGTTATTTCAGAAGAGCCGGGTGCTCCGCCGGCAGTTCCTGTATACGCAGATATAAATAAGCCGGTCCTAGATTTAGAAGCTGTTAGACAGCGAATCGAAACATCGGATGTTGTTACCATCAAAAATGAAGTCGAACTAGGATTAGATCTAGAAGGTAAATCAAAACTGAAACCCGACCCAGTTGCTGCAGAAACAAAACCCGTAATTGCTATTGCGAACCCACAGGATGCTGCTGAAGCATATGCAGCGGGTGCTAAAGAAGATCCGCTAAGTGCAACAGGAAGTAAGAAACCAGTAAGAGCTAAAAAATGATAACAAATAGAACTATATTCGTACAATTTACCAAGGAAGGAATTCACAGATATCCAGATGCGCCTAAAGGTGTAGAATTTCTGCGTAATCCCCATAGACATATATTTCATTTTAAAGCAACTGTGTCGGTACAGCATAACGATCGCGATATCGAATTTATTCTATTCAAGCGCGAGCTTGAAGGATTATATAATTATGGAGTAATGGAAATAGATCATAAAAGCTGCGAGATGTTAGCAGAGGAATTGATCAATTATATTGTGAAGGGATATCCGGGAAGACAGGTAGCTGTTGAGGTAAGCGAAGATGGGGAAAATGGCGCAATTTTGGAATATATTCCGGAAGACACCTATGACGGACTTGTTGATAGAAGAAAAACCTGAATATACAGGTCCTGTATTCGATAAGAAATATAAGATTGTCATCAAGTGTAAATTTACAGATGAGTATTTCAAAATGGTAGATTGGGTTAATGAAAATAGCCAGGGGTTAGTTGATATAAGATTTAACGCGGCTACCAATGAAATAGACACCGTCTTTGTAGCATTTGAAGATCTTGACGATGCACTTGTTTTTAAAATAAAGTATTCATTATGAGCTCAGGCGATTATTATCCAACACAGAACAATGTATATACAATTGGTGTCGGCCGAGACGTCGGCCAGGCTGTCGGCCAGGCTGTCGGCATTGGCGGATATCATTCAGGGACCACCTATATATCAACAGTAGATGTAAATCTTAAGACTAATAAAGATTTTGAAAAATTGCAGGATCGCATAGCCGGTATCGAAAAGCGTCTTGCTATTGTAATACCCAACGAGGGATTGCAGGAAAGATTTCCTGCCTTACAGGAAGCATATGAACACTACAAACTTATTGAGAAACTAGTAAATGATCAATCCAAAATTTAGAAGAGAAGATTTCTGCAAAGAAACACAGATGTGGAGTGATTCCTACATTGCTATGCCATCTATTCTTCCGACCCTGGACCTAGATGATAGATTGAGAAAAATAGAAGAACGCTTGCTAATTATTGCTCCACCCAGTTCTATTATTTCTAAATATCCTGCACTTGCTGAAGCATATAGTAATTACAAACTTATAGAGAAACTTACAATTGGAAATGACCAAACATAATATACTAATCACAGGTGGCAGTGGATTTATAGGCACACAGGTATTATACGACTTAGTGGAGCACGGTCATCACGTAACTGTAGTTGATCGGGAGATAAAGCACGATGATGTACCAGCGACAATCTTTGAGGGAGACTATTACGAGTTCTTCAAGAGAAATAAATTCTGCTATGACACAGTTATCCATTTAGCTGCCGAACACTTAGTTGAACAGAGTGTGTCAGAACCAGAGAAATATTACGCAAATAATGTAGTAAAAATGAAGGGTATGCTAGATTGTATGCTCGATGTGGGCATTAAGAACATAATTTTTAGTTCTAGCGGAAATACGTATGGTCGACAAGGCAAACTAGGGCCACTGGTAGAAGATTTTTTCTATGATCCTGAAAATCCTTATGCATCAACAAAGGTTGCTGGTGAACTTCTAATCAAGGATTATGCAAAGGCATATGGGTTGAAGTATGTTACGTTTAGATACTTCAATGCTGCTGGTGCAGATCCTGCATGTCGTTTTGGATATGTTCAGCGCCCAGCCACTCATGTTATTCCTATCCTCTGTAACAAGATTCTCAAGGGCGAGACATTCTCTATCTACGGTACTGATTATCCAACAAATGACGGAACGTGTGTGCGTGATTATGTTCATGTGGCAGATTTGGCTAGAGCACATAGTTTGGCATTAAATCTATTTGATAATAATACAGCCAACGAAACATTTAACATCGGCTGTGGAAGTGATGGAGTGAGTGTTATGGACTTGGCTGAATATGCAGAGGAAGTTGTTGGCAAGGAAGCTATTGTTGAACATTGTCCAAGACGTGCTGGAGATCCGGCAAGGCTTATAGCAGATATTACAAAAGCAAAAAGATTGTTGGGATGGACGCCTAAATACGGTATCAAAGATGTTATACTACATGCGTGGAATTGGGAGAAAAGATTTGAGACAGGTCACTGATTATTAGGAAACAGAGGAATAATATGTTCGGAACAAACGATATCGTAGGTCAAAAGTTTTTCAAGAGTGCACCACCCGAGTCACTATATGTGACATCGATGTTTTTCACCCTTCAGGGTGAGGGACCGTATGCAGGCATGCCCGCGTTATTCATTAGACTTGCCAAATGCAACCTAAATTGTTCATTCTGTGACACTTTCTTTGATGATGGTGATTGGATGACCTTCAAAGAGATACGTTCAAAGGCCTACCATACCATTTGCGATTATTGGAACAAGCAAGGGAAACCCGTGCCTGAATGGGTGCTACCTAAGGGCACACTTATTCCAATGTTTCCTAAAATTGTTCTTGTTATAACAGGCGGCGAACCCATGTTACAACAGAACCTGTCTGAATTCTTTATGTATTCTCTAGATCTTTTTGGAACCATTCAGATTGAAAGTAATGGCACAGTTAATCAATCAGTTCCTGATTATGTTACGTTAGTGTGTAGTCCAAAATGTTCAGAGAAGAATGGCAAGGCAGTAAAATATCTCGCACCTACCGATCTAATTCTAAAGCGTGCCGATTGTTTGAAATTTGTAATGTCTGCCGATCAAAATAGTCCATACAACACAATACCCGATTGGGCATTCAAGTGGCGGGATGAAGGTCCACACAATGACATTTATATTAGCCCAATGAATGTTTACAATACCTTTCCGTTGAAGATCAAATTGCTAAGGGCAGAGAAGGGCACTATAACTATGGCAGAGCGTTCGACAGTAGATGAGATTATTTCATTTTGGGAAGATGGCCTGCTCAATCTCAAAGAAAATCAAGCCAACCACGAATACGTTGGTAGGTATTGTTTGGAGAATGGATTCAAGTTGAATCTCCAGCAACATCTTTATGTCAGCATGGCGTGAAGTATTATAACAAGAAGCTAAAATACAGATTGACGACGTGGACCGTATCACCAGCGCCCAAATACCATTTGATTGGCGAAGCTAAAAGATGGTGTCAGCTACAACCTAGTCAGGGTAGGTTCTACTTTCACCACAATGCTATACATTGGTGGTTTGAAGATAAAAACGATGCATTACATTTTGCATTGGTTTGGGTATAGCATCCGGTGTTGACTTAGAGCAGTGGCCGTGTTACACTGTTAGCAGAGATGGGGATGGTCCCTACCTCGAACACGAGATTTCCCATTTTCAAACATGAAAGGTTCTAAATGAAAAAACTTTTAACTGCGGTAGCACTCGCAACCGCTGCTTATGCTGCTTCGGCAGTAACGCTAGTTCAGTCGCAGTCGACGGGACCGCTTTCCAATACAGTCCCCAGCACAGGGGCAGTAGCCAATCACGCAGCCACCAAGTCGCTGTCTTTCAACCAGTTCGATTCGGACTTGGGTGTACTGACCGGTGTGACGTCGGGCCTAAGCATAACTGCTGGTACGCTCCAACTCAGTGCCGCAGGAACACGTTCCAGCCAGAGCACTAACAGCCGTGGCAGCTTTGCATCCACAGGATCGGCGGCTGCAAGTTCTGATCTGACAGGCCTGTCAACGTTCGGCGCAATCAATAACACGCTATCAAATACGTGCACCGATTGTCCTCCTAAGGGCGCCACTAACTCGAATCTAAGTTCATCGTTCTATGGGCTGACCCAGACTGATTCGACCTGGCTTAGTCCGACAGCAACAGTGGCAACACCTAGCATGAGTTCGTATGTTGGCACCGGCACGATAGCATCAACGCTATCACTCACGAATACAGTGGCAGTAACTGATAAGACTAACTTAACGGGTGCTACAGCTACGCTTGCTTTTTCGACAGCAGTGAATGCCACGCAGTCGCTAACGTATAGTTACCTAAAGCATGCCAATGCGTCTTTTACCAGTCTCCTTGATACCAACGATCTGACGATCCATGTAGGCGTCGACAGCCTCGACTTCAGCATCTTCAATCTCGGTACTGCTGCCGATACCACGAAATTGGATTACATGCACATCACTTGTGTCAGTGGTGACTGCACTAACTTCAATCTAAATTCGTTTACGATGGCTGGTGACCTGGTAGCAGGCACTCATTTCGATAGCTCGATTGTGGAGAACGGCT